TAATGTTTTAAAAAAAAGAGGAGTATAATCAACACTTTTATCGGTTTTATATCTTATAAATTGTTGTGAAGAATCTACTTTATCAGGTAATTTTTTGTTTTTGTTGAAGTAATCTACAATAGATAACAGTCTTACGCAACAACAAGAGAAAAAACCGGAATTATGAGTAACAGTTAAAACGTCCATATTAATACATAATATCTACGTATTACCACCGAACTAATTATATTCTATTGCAACATTGTTGCAAAAAAGTTTTTTACTTTTGCAAAAAACAAGTTAAAAACTATGCCTATACCGGCTGTTGCTCCTAGTAGCCAATACTTAAAATATTCAAGAACTTTTACTCTTAAATCCATGTCAGAGATTTTTTTCGAAAGAGTGGTTTGAATATCAGTTGTAGTTGTATTGATAGATGCTATATTTTTATCTATATTGTCTAGTCGCGTCTCTAAACGTGAAATAACAGCATGATACGAATTTTCGTTGTAATCTTCCATAACAAATTTTTATTTTTTCTTTGATTTTTTATTTTGTTTGTTCTTTTTTAATTTAATTACAAGTTTTTGTAAATTTTTTGGTAATGTAGGGGGTTTATAACTTGGTTTCTTAGAATCGTAGTCTACTAATTTAGTAATTTTACCTACCTCCCTCATAGGTTGTGTAGGATCATCATCTTCTTTATTCATCGGTTCGGCTTTAATTTGTTTAGATGGCTTATTGTCTTTTTCAGGATCAACCATACTTTCTTGACCAAGTTTATCGCCTTTTTTACCACCGTCTTTATCTTTACTATTTTCAACATTTTTTTCATAAGCGGAATCTACATAATTTAAATTTTTTTCAGTTAATTTGTCTTTTATATATTTTTTTAAATCCTCAAACGCAATACTAAGTTTTTTCTCTCTTTGTGTGTTGTCTCTGAAATACGTACAATCGAATAAATTGTGTACTATTGGATTTAAATCAAAATGATGTGGTTCACATCCACATATAACATAATGACCAGCGTCGTTCTTATAGACTGATATACTATCGTTGACCTTTTGAACATCTTTACTTAGGACATCAATCATTTCTTCCCAAGTCTTGTCCACTTCAGTCTTTTTTTCTTCAATCGTTTCACGTACTAATTTACGCAAATAAGTTTCCAATCTGATAATTTTACTCATACTTTATAAATATATATCTTTGTTATAAATATATAAAAAAAGACCATTCTTACAATGGTCATCGCTTAATTTTAATTATAATCTAAATTAGAGTTTAAAATCTTCAAAAGCACTTTCATTTATAGTATTATCTACACCCTTAACATAACTACTCAATTCAGTTTCTTGAGGAGCTACTTGTAGTTTCTTGCTATCATAATAGCTATCCAACCAACCAGATAGTGCATTTGTTTTGGTACCTGGATATAGTTTTTTATATCCGAGACTGCTCAATCTATTGTTTGCTAACCATTCGACATAGTGCTTAAGACTTTCGCTGGTCAAACCTACTAGATTACCTTTACTAAACAGATAATCCGACCAGTCTTTTTCAGCATCTACTGCCATTTGATAAGCAGCATATATCTTGTCTTCGTTCTTCTTTATAATTTCTTGGAATCCTTCATCAGGATTATTAATCCAGTTTTTCATGATATTCTGAGTAATAGCTACGTGAAGATTTTCATCTCTACTAATAAACTTGATAATTTTAGCATTGCCTTCCATCTTACCACGATATCCGAAATAAAATGAACAAGCAAAACTTACATAAAAAATCAAACCTTCAGTAATTTGAGTTGCTAAAACTGCGTTGAATAATTGTTGTTTTGGATCATCTGAAATTCCTAGAAGGTCATCATATTTTTTACTTATTGCTTTTGCTCTTTTAACAATTTGTTCATCTTCCAAAATACTATCAAAAAATTTGGTTGCATCTGGATAAACATTATTTAAGATGTATGTATAACTATTACTATGAATAGTTTCAAAGAAACTCCAAGTATTCATACAAATTTCCAATTCACTATTAGTGACATACTTCATTAGTTCGTGAATACTACGACTCAACATACTGTCAGTCATTGTTTGAAATTTAAGATTACTATCAAAAACAAAACGTTCCTCATTAGATAAATTTTTATAATCACTAATATCTTTGACCAGACTGACTTCTTGTGGTCTCCAAAAGAAATTTAGTTGTTGATCATATAATTCATAAAACTTAGGATATTTAATGCGATCGTATCGTTGTAGCGATAGATCCTCTCCTAAAAACATTGGATTGCGTAATTGGTCAATATTTTGTTTATTTAATACGGTTTTCATTTTATTTCCTCATTATAGAGCGCAAGCTCCACTAGCACAACCAGATTCTGTTTCTAGTTTAAGTTGCGGTCTTTCTTGTGTCGATTTTGTTTCGATAACAGTTTGTTTATCACCATCATCTGTATTAGCATAGTATAAATTCTTAATACCGTACTTATATGCCGTCAAAATGTCTTTGATTACTTCTTGTACCGGTACTTTATTGTTAGGATATCTTGAAGGAATATAATACGTGTTTGTACTAATACTCATATCAGTAAATTTCTGTATAGCTGCTGCTACCTTCAAATAACCTTCATTGTTTGGCATATCAAAAGCGAATGTATAGTTGTCTCCATACTTATCGATATTAGGAACTACAACGGGCAAAATGTTGCTCTTGCTACCTTTGAAGCTAATAGCACTACGTGGTGGTTCAATACCGTTAGTACTACTTTGAATAACACTACTAGATTCTACAGGCATACAAGCTGTAAGAGTACTGTGTCTCATACCATGCTTCTTGATTTCTTCGCGTAGTGTGTTCCAGTCACAATGTAATGGTTCAATAATAAACTCATCAATATCTCTCTTGTAAGTATCAATTGGAAGAATACCTTGACTAAACTTGGTACGATCAAACTTTTCACACTTACCAACTTCTTTAGCCATTTGTACACTTGCTTTAATTAAATAATAACTGGTTTTTTCCATCCACTTAGCAACAAAGTTTGGAGCATTTTTATCCCAATACTTTAAATTTTCTTTAGCAAGTAGAGCGGCTAGATTACTTACACCAACACCTAAACTACGACGTTTCTTTGCGAAGTTTTCCGCCGCTGGTACGAAATAGTTTTGATGTTCAATAAGAGCATCCAACATTCTTACAATAACATCACATACACTTTCCATTTCTTCATCGTCTTTAATTTCTAACCAATTTAATGCCGCTAAGATGCAAACACCGATTTCACCATCTTTGTCATTTACATCTTTGATTGGAATGAGAGGATGATTAACTTCAAGACATAGATTGCTCGTATCAACTTGGTCTAACCAACTTCCATGATCGTTTGCATGGTCAACATGCATCGTGTAAATACGACCTGTTTCAAGACGTTCTTTAGCAAGTAATCCCATCAATTCACGTGCGGAAATCTTCTTCTTAAATTTAAGATTCTTGTTCGCTTCTGCTTTTTCATACTTTTCTCTAAAATCCGGTAGACCAAAACTGTTCCAAAGACTTGGACATTCATGATAACTGAACAGAGTAATGTCTTGATTTTTAATGAATCGTTCAAAAATTAATTTGTCCAATCCTATACAATAATCAAGTTTACGAACACGATTATCGTCGGTGCCTGCATTATTTTTCAATACTAGAATATCCATGATGTCGTAATGGAACCAAGCGAAATTAACTGTTGCACTTCCACCACGAATGCCATTTTGATGACAACATTTAACAGTAGATTCAAATGCTTTAGCAAATGGAATAGGCCCAGTATGAATTACTTCACCATTACGAATAGGTGCGTTTGTAGCACGTAATCTGGATAAATTTAAACCAATACCATAACGACTCGCTGTGGCAAAGCCCACAGCACTATTGTTACTGAATATGCTTGTTAATGTATCGTCTACGGTGAAGAGTGAACAACTAGCATAACTCTTCATTACAGTTCGTACACCTGCCATAATTGGCGTTGGCAAATTGATTTTATGTTTACTAAAATAGTTGTACGCCTTTTTAACATATTCTATTCTATTTTCAGTATAGTTTTTGAAAAATGTCATAGCTATCAACATATATGCAAACTGTGGAGTTTCATATAGTTGTTTTATAACACGATTTTGTACTAAGTATTTATCACACAACTGTTTGATACCAGCATATGTAAAATTAAAATCACGATCGTGTTTTAGATATTCATCAAGCTTGTCAAACTCTTGTTTGCTATACCAATTGAGAATATTATCATCATAAACCATCGCATCAACATTTGATTTAACAAGATCGTATAGTTTTGGTGGATTTTTACCACCCCAAACATTTTTCCTCAAACGATAATTCAACAGTCGGCTAGCAACATATTGATAATTTGGTTTTTCTTGATTTATCAAATTAGATGCTGCTTCAATCAACATTGTATGAATATCATCGGATGTCATACCATCAAAGAAATTTAAATGTGCATTCATTGCAACTTCTTCGAAACTCACACCTTTTATATCTTCAGTAGCCCATTGTAAAACCTTATTGATTTTATCCGCACTAAACATTACCAACTTTCCGTTACGTTTCTTAATAAAAATTTGTTTATTCATGGTGGTAAAAAATAACTATCATTTTTTATGATAAAATATATTCAATATCGATATTTTTAAAAAATATTTTTTTGTTTTTTATATACAATTATAATATGAATTATTCATCATCTTCATCACTATTATGAGCATTCCATTTATTTTTCAACATCTTTTTGACTTGATTCTCACCATCCATCATTTCATTTTGAATTGCTAGACCTTCTCTACTATTTTCGGAATATATTTCAATCTGACCACAACCAGCATTCATTTTACTTGGAAAAGTCAAACCATCTGGTCCGAAACGATTTTTAATTACGTGAAACCGTGCAGTGTTAGCTTGTTTATCATTGACTTTACGACTTAGACTCAAAACAAAGTCAGCAGTCATAATTTTACGATAACTATCAGCAATATTGTTTGCCTGAATGATATCTTCATCCATAGCAGCACGATTACTTTGTGAAGCACTCCAAATAGGAACTTGAAGTTCACCGGCAATACTACGAAGTTCTTCATAGATACCACCGGCTTCACTATAGCTGTTACTGTTGCGTTCACTGTGCGTTGGTCTTAGGATATCAGCATAATCAACAATAATCATATCAATCTTAGTACCAAGCACAGCAAGTCGTTCGACGTGAGCTTTTAAACTGTAAGCTGATATAGTCTTGATAGGAAAATATTTGATTACAAGTTTACCGGAAATTTCTCCAATCTTTTGTCTAACAATATCAACGTTGTTACGTATATTCTGAAAGTCAATACCTGTGAAACAACTATCATAGCGTAAACCAACATAATTTTCATTTAGTTCCAACGTAAAATGTACAACATTCTTTCCTTGTCTCATAGCTTCTGCACCAAGTTTGCTTAGTACCCAACTTTTACCACTACCAGCACAGGCTGTAATAATACCAAGTTCCCCAGGTCCAAGACCACCATCCATGATACTGTCGATTTCTTGCCAGTTGGTTTTAATACAGTTACGACTCATTATACTCATACGTTTTTCAACGTCTTCACTATAGTCATGACCGATATTACGTTCTATGCCGGCTTTCATAGCCTGGTCTACAACGTGTTTGATTTTTTCATACTGACCAGTAGCCAATAGATCCGCACTTTCAAAAATCGCGTTTTTTAACTTTTGATTCTTGCAAAATTCTAAGAACTGTTCCTTGATGAAAGTGATATCATTATCATTCATCTTTTGATATATCAACTTGAGATTATCTACTACACTTTGTGTTAAAACTTTGTTGCTTATCGTTTCAATTCTAACTTTAAAAACGTTAAGTGTCGGTAAATCTTTGTATTGGTTAAAATAAAAGATAATTTCTTTTATAATCCATTGGTGAGCATCTGTTTCAAATGATTCAACGTCAATTATGTCATGTATCCTTTCAAGAAATTGTCTATCTGAGACAAGACTTGAAATACACTTAATTTGAAAGTCTAGACCGAATTTTTTTAAGTTATCAATAATATGTTTCTCTTCCATAATTAAATACTATACTTTCTTCGTTGTAGTTTTACAAGACCTTTAATAATGTTTCAGTCTTGAACAAAACTATTTAGTTTACCAAACGTCTCACTCAACCAAACCATATAGTTTGGTAAATTATTCCACATCTTATCTTCAGTTATAAGTTTACTAAAAGTAAGCTTATCTATACGACGTATTGGTTTATTAATTATTTCTTCAATACGTAATTGCGTAAATGATTGTACTGAACTATCGCACAATTGCATCAAAGCATAGTTCCTTTCGAGAAGAATTTTATTGTCTAAAACTCTTTCGTAAATTTTATATTTGCTTTT